ATATTGACCTACTAATTGTTTCCATCTTCTTCTTGCTACAATTAATGTAGCTGAAGATTCAATCATTAAACCAAATTTACTTATAAATGAACCTGCTCCATCATAATCTTTTACATTTTTAAAATACATTTCAACAGGATACGCATGATTAAATGTACTTAATGTATCTTCACCAAGAATTTGATCTTTATTTACATATTTTCTTGGTATATAATATACAGTTTGAGCATAAATTCCTAAAGATTCTATAATTAAATCTTCTATTAGGTTTTGCTCATTAGCAGTTCCTTGTGTAAAATAAACATTTCTACTGCTCATATGTTTATCCTACTGAAAATTCTAATGGTGCGTTCTTTCCAACTAATGTGTCTTCTAACTCTTTTTTTTCTTCTGTTGCTTCAGCATATAGTTTATCACCATCAAGTGTCACACCTCCAGGAAGTTCTAATCCTGAAAATTTCTTTAAATTAGTGCCCCACTGTTGTTTAAAAAGAGCAGTGGTATAAGATTTTAACCATGGCTCATTATACATTTTAGTAAATGAAGCTGGATCTATTGCTTTATATCCATCGTATATAATATAATCACCAGCTTTTACAGCAGTTCCCCATTTAATATCTATATTTAATCTGTTTGTTAAACGATTAAAACGAAATAAAGGTTGACCATTTAATATTGTATCAAGTAATTGTAAATGATTCATTACTGTTGTATAATAAACAATTGAAGTAGATGTTAAATCATACAAGTCATTCAATCTTAATTGATATTGTAAATCGAATATATTTTTACTTGTTGATGATCCTGCGTATATGGGAAATACTCTACTTACACCATAAACTATATCAGCAACAGGAATATATTTGTCACTGATATTTTGATTCGTGACTAAATGTGAAACATAAGTACGTTCAGAACCATCCCAATGATTAATATTGAAATATTCTATTGCTTCATCAAGACGATCTTCTAATTGACCATCATCAACGTTAATTTCTACAACTGGTGCACCCAATTTTCTAAGTGCATAATCTTTAAGTCCTTCACGAGTGGACACTGGCATAATTTAAGCACCTCCAAGGGCGATCGAATAAGCTAAAGCATTTGAATTTGTTGCAGCAACTCCATTTGCAGCAGTAGCAACTGACACATTACTTCCTGCAGGATATCCTCCTCCTGCATTTGTATTAAATTGTAAATAACCATCTGCATGCATCATTATTTTTGTAGTTCCCATAATAATTGAACTTCCAGATAAATATAAATCTCTAAATTTAGCACCTGTTGCTCCTAAATCCATAGTACTATCAGATGATGGTATTATAGAATTTCCAACTAAAATTGTTCCTGTTCCTTTTGGTGAAATACTAATTCCAATGTTTGTATCATTTCCTGTAGCAGAAATTACTGGTCTATTTCCAGCTGCAGCATTAGTAAGAGTTAATTCGTTTACTGCTGAAGCTGTTGTGTTGAATATAAGTTGTTCATTACCATTCGCATCTGCTATAAATCCACCATTTGCTATTTTAGCTGCAGTAAGTGTTTTATTTGTTAATGTATCTGTTGTATCACGACCAACTAATGTATCAGTAGATGTTGGTAGTGTTAATGTACCAGTATTTACGATTGATGAAATAATTGGAGTTGTAAGTGTTGGTGATGTTCCAAAAACTAATGCTCCTGTTCCAGTTTCATCAGATATAACACCTGCTAATTGAGATGAAGTAGTTGAAGAAAAAACACTTAAATTATTTGATGTGTAAGTGACTGTTCCACCAGTGCCAAATGCAACTGAACTTGAATCTGTACCAGTAAATGTTAATGTGTTGCTTGCTGTTAATGTTTTTCCATCAGCAATAGTTAAAGTTGATCCAGTTGCTGGTTGTGTGATTGTAAGATTATTTACAGTAGTTGCTGTTGCTGCTCCGATATTTGGAGTAGTTAATGATGGACTTGTATTAAACACAAGTGACCCAGTTCCTGTTTCATCAGAAATTGCTGTTGCTAATTCTGCTGATGTTCCTGTAAGTGTATTTGTTGTTAAACTAATTGATTTATTTGTAAGAGTATCAGTAGTTGCTTTTCCAACTAGTGTATCTGTTGCTGATGGTAAAGTTAATGTTCCACTTGCAGTTGCTAAAACGTTTAATGTTGTTTTTCCTGAAGATGAACCACTTAATGCTAATGTTTTTCCTGCAGCAGTTTCGATATGTTCGCTTGATGTAAATGCGTCAGTAGCATCTTTCCATAAAATTGATTTATTTCCTTCACCAGATTCAATTACTATTCCAGCATCATTTGCAGATGCATCATTTGTAGCACCTTTTGCAATTAATATATTTTTATCTTCTACTTCTAAAGTTGAAGTGCTAAGTGTAGTTGTATTTCCATTTACAGTTAAATCTCCTGTGACTGTTAAATTATTGCCAACTGTCGTAGTACCTGATGCAGCACCAAGATTTAAAGTTGTAGCAGCACCACCTATGTTTAGAGTTGTTGCTGTGGAATTTAATAAATTAAATGTAGTTTGGTTAGTAGTTAAATCACCACCTTTTACTTGAATATCTCCATCAACTGCTAAGTCTGCTTTAATAGTTGTAGTGCCTGTTGCAGCACCAATAGAAGTTGCAGTAGAAGCACCACCTATATTAAGTGTAGTTGCTGTAGCATTTACTAAATTAAATGTAGTTTGAGAAGTTGTTAGATCGCCACCATTAATAGCTACATCACCACCGATTGTAGCATCACTTGTTGTAGTTAATAAAACTGATCTAACGTCTGACCATTTTTTAGATGCACTACCTAATGTATATGTGTTATCAGTATTTGGTAATATATTTGAATTTACATCAGCACCAAATACAACGTTATCAGTGTCAGCATCACCCATAGTGATTGTGCCACCATTAAATGTAGTTGTACCAGTGACAGTTAAATTGCCACCTACAGATACGTCACCTGATGTATTTAAAGAAGTTATTGTTGGAGTTGCTGAAGCGAATATATTTGACATATCAGCACGAAGTAATTCAAGACCACCTACTGTTGATCCGTCATGTACGACTGCTGTTTTCTTTGTAGTATTAATTGTGACTTCACCAACCACACCTGTAAATGAGTTATGTTGGTTTGTCGTTCCTCTTCGTAATTGTAATTGTGTTGGCATTTTATACTAATCCCTCGTTATCAATAAGTCTTAATCCCTCTGTTGCTTGATTATCATAAGTAAATAAAAGTACTTGACCAAAAGCATCAGTTGTTGGGTCTGTAATATTACCATAATCAGCTAAAGGAAATGCACCAAATTTAATTGCAAATGCTAATTGATTGAATAGATCGTCATCTTGTCCTTCTTGACCACCTACAACATCAGCACTAAAATATGCTATTTGTCCTGCAGCATTCTTATAATATAATCTTCCATCTGCGTAATTTAACGCAACTTCTTTATAACTTAAATCATTAACTGATGGCGCAAGATTCGGTGTTGCTGAACCTTTTAATTTAATTATTGTCGCCATCAGTTAGTTTCCTTATTTTTTCTTTTTATTCTTTTCTTGTTTAGTCTTCATCTTCTTCAGAGCTATCAGAGTCAGAATCTTCATCCCAGTCGGTGTCTTCTTCTGAGTCATCTTCGTCTCCTTCGCATTCGTGATTTTCAAGTTCTTCAACTTTATCACGAAGAGTCATCAAATCTTCTTCTATTCTATCAATAATATCTGAAACAGTTTCTTCTTTTTTCTTCTTAGCCATACTTGTCTCCTATGTTTAGTAGATTTATATAATCTAAGATATTATATCAATTATGCGTATGTTCCTCCGTCCACATCACCATACACTAAAGTCGTTCCATTTGATTGTAATACTTGTCCAGTTGAACCAAGTGATAATTTATTTAATGCATTTGCTGCAGCACCAACTAATATATCACCAACTGAATATGATGTATTTCCTGTACCACCATAAATTGTACCGATTGTTGTACCATTCCAAGTACCAGTTGTAATAGTACCAAGAGTTGTAATAGTATTTTGTCCAACATATGTTCCAGCAATATCAATAGAGTCATTATTAACTGTAATACGATCAGCAGTTCCACCTATGTTAAGAACACCAGCTGAAAAAGTTAAACCACTTCCAGCTGTTGATGATTTTAAACCTAATTCATCTGAAACGATTTCAAGTCCACCATCTGTTTTTAATACGATATCAATTTGATTTCCTGTAAATGCTAATCCAGAACCAGCAATATATGTTCCTGCTCCTGAAAATTGTTCAAATGTAATATTTGTCACACCAAAAGTGACCATTGGAATTACTTGTATCCAACCAGTTTTTCCGTTTATTGTACCATTTGATATAAACAAAAAGTCACCTGATGCAACTTCAGCTACTGTATTAAAATCAGCAGCACGTGTAAATACTGTTGAAGATGTACGAATATAGATACCATTATGAGCAGCATTTGCTTGATTTTTAATTAATACACGATCACCATTAACTAATGAATAACCATCTAATGTATTAATTGGTGTATCTGTAGTTAATGTAGCACCTACTCCACTTGTACCATTGTCATAAGTCACAGATCCAGTAAGTGGTGCTGTAGTTGCAGCTTGTACTGAAGCATGAATATGTAATCCTTCAGCAACAGCATCAACATATGCTTTATTCGCAGCATCGTTAGGATCAACTGGAGTCGCAACGTCTTTAATTAAAGCATTGCTTACAGAAACATGTCCTGTTCCATTTGGATCAAGTGTAATTCCACCATTTACATTTGTTGAAAGAATAGAATTGCCATCAATTTGAATATTGTCTACATCTAATTGTAATAATCCAGCTAATGTAGTTGTAGTTGAACCATTTGTTAAAGTTGTAGAACCTAATGTAATATTTTTTGTAGCAACTGCACCAGCTACGACAGTAAAGTTATTTGTTTCAAAAGATGCTATACCTTTATTAGAAGTTGTAGCATCTTCACCAGCAACAGTAATTATTGATCCAGCGTGAGATACATCCATTCCCTCACCACCAAGAATGGAGAAAGCATGAGTAGAAGGAGTTAATTCACCAGTATCTGTAGTGATAGATTTAATAACTGTGTCTTTTAATTCAACTGCACCAGAAGTCACATTAAAGTCATTAGTTTCAAAAGATGCTATACCTTTATTTCCTGTTGATGCATCTTCTGCAGCAATCGTTAATACATTATTTGTGACAGTAGTATCGATTCCTTCGCCACCAGTAAATGTTAATGTGTCTGTTAAATGAGCAATCGCATCTGTTCCTGTATCACCTGCAATATTTAATGTAGTTGAAATGTTTTCTGTACCAGCAGCAGTTAATTGTCCTTGTGCATTTACAGTAAATGTAGGAATTGCTGTAGTTGAACCATATGCACCAGCAGTGACAGTTGTATTTGTAATATTAACTGTTGACGTATTTCCAGCATCACTATTTGTGACAGTAATACCAGTTCCTGAAGTGATTGCACCACCTACTGTATCATAAATGAATTCAGCAAGAGTGTCAGTTGTACCATTAATATATGGATTATTTAAAACTAATTTTCCAGTTCCATTTGGAGAAATTGTAATATCATTATTTGCTCCATCAGCAATTGTGATTGATCCAGAATTTGTTCCTGAATTTGTGTTTAAAACTAAATCACCTGTTCCATTTGTAGTTAGAGTAGCATTTGCATTACTATCTCCAATTCTTACTGTATCTGAATCTAATTGAACATCACCTGTTCCATTAGGAGCAAGTATAATATCTCCATTTGAATTTGTAGATGATAATGTATTTGTATCTAATCTTAAATTATCAATGTTAATAACACCACCAACATTTAAATTTTCAGCAATACCAACACCTCCATCAACAACTAATGCTCCAGTTGTAGTTGATGTTGAGGTTAAAGTTGAATTGATGTTTGTTGTTAAAATTGTAGATGCGACATCTAAACTATCAGTGTCAAGAGACATGGCTTCAACACCATTTGTGACAAAAGAAAGTGTGTCATTTGATGCTCCTGGAGTACTCTCAGCTGAAATAAATGTTAAACCATCAACTGATTTAACTCCACCTAATGATCCCCAAGTTGCACCTGAATATCCTTCGAAAGAAGAAGTGTCTGTGTTATAACGAATCGCACCTTGTACGTTAGGTGCTCTTTGTGCTGTAGTACCAACTGGAATTATAATTCCATTTGTACCAGTAATAGATACATAACCAGTTCCATCTGGATCAAGTACAATATTTCCATTGGCATCTGTAGAAGATATTGTATTTCCATTTAGATCTAAATTATCTACTTTTAAATTATCAATTTTGCTATTTGAATCTGTAATTAATGCAGAAGATGCAGTTAATGTACCACGAGTGTGGTCTAATAAATCTGTAAAATATTTTCCACCTATAACTAAGTGACTCGCAGCATTTCCGTTTGTTTCTGTACCAAGTCCTAAGTAAAGACGATCACCACCATTTGCGTCGTTATTAGTAAGACCTGAATATGCAAGTTCTCCAGCTGCAAGTACTGCGGGATTACCTGCTGTTGTCGAACGTTTAATTCTTATTATTGATGCCATTTTTTTCTCCTATTAAAATTCTCCACTATCTACTGTTTGTAGATTTAATGTTTTAGTTGCTGTCCATTTCGAAGTATTTGTTTTATAAACTAATAATGAACCATTATTTAATCCCTCAGATACTATATCAACTTGCACGTTTTCAGAAAGTGGTACTGCAGCACCACTCGTTCCTTGAATTCCTATTGTCGTAATCGTTGAACCACCACCATCTGTTGTAGTTGAAGTTGTCAGAGTAGTATTACTCGGACTAATCGTACTACCTTGTGAGTCTACACTTACTGTTAATGTATCAGCCATTTATCTTGTGACCTCTGGTGTTATTGTTATAATTCCTTCAACTAATCTACTTCTTGCGTTGAATGAGTCGATTAATTCAACATCATATACATATCTTCCAGCTTTCATCGCTGTTGAAGTTGCATGTCCCAAAGCAAGTTTAATTTTACCACTTGTATTTGGAGCAATAAATGTAGTAGTTATAGCTGTATAAGTCGTTGAACCATAACCTTTTCGCATTTGCCCAGAAACTGTACAATTTGTAAAATCTCTTGGTGTTCCATCAGTATTATTAAATGTTAAAATAGCAGACCAATCTGATCCTTGATCTATAAAAAAATCTGTTATTTGTGCCATTTCTTATACCTATTTATTAAAATTAAAAACTAAAAAGCATCAACTTTATATTCAAACCATCCAAAATCTGTACCACCAACTGTACCAATATATACAAACCAACGTGTTTTTCTATCATTTGATGTAAATACTGAAGTACCAGACATAGTAATAGTTGCAGTAGCACTATTTTGTGTAATAATAGTACCTTGTCCTGTTGAAAGATTTTGATTATTCGTATTAATAGTCACAGTAATTGAACCAACAGTTGATCCTGCTGGTCTATTAAACCAAAACATATCTCCAATCGCAGGAGAAGCTGGTAATGTTATACTGTAATTAAGATCATTCCCTAAAATAAAAAATTTACCAACACCATAAGTAAGTGTTGTTGAACCAGCTGTTGGAACTACAACATCACTAGGAAATTTACCTCTTAATGAAGATGAAAGTTTATCAGCACTGATTGAATTGTCAGGGATTGTATTTTGAAGATATTGTGTTGAAAGATAAATTGCGAATAGACTAACACCTGCTAAAATGGGAGCACCTGCTATAGAAATAGCACTACCCCCATTTATAATTGTGTAATCTGTACTTGGTTTTTGGATTAAACCATTCTTAATTAAAAGAATGCTTCCTGCTGAACCAATTGGAAAATCTAAAGCAAATGTTGTCGAACTTCCATTCGGAGCGAACACCTGTATTTCAGAATTACCATGTATTGGATCTCTACCCAAGTAAGCCATAGGATTGTTTCTTTCCTTTTAAGCTTGAGATTCAGACCAAGATAATTTTCCTGTGACTACTAGTGGTGAAGCTTGAGTAATCGTTGAAGTATCCGTAGGCTGAATCGCAATAGTTAATAAGTCAGGACCATTAGGATAAACTGAGTCACCACCTAAAATCGAATTACCCATATCAATCAATCCACTAAGTGTAAAGTTAGTTGAACCAGAAGAAGCTTGAGATGAGAAAATAACAGTTCCATCTCTAATAATATCACCTGTATCGTGAGATATCAAGTTAGATAATGATGGAGCCTGAACTTTTTCAAAAGTTAATTTAGATGGGTTTCCATTTAGAATGAAAAATACGTTCACTGTTTTATTTGTAGTGATAGCACCTGAGTCTAATTTCATTTGCATACGATTTATAATTTCTCTTTCACCCACTGCACCAGTTATACCAGAGTCAACTGCAGGTGCTAAACGAATCGAAATAAGAGGAATAGGACGTGTTAAGTCAACTGCTCCATTTCCAAATGCGTTTTCACCAATTGTAAACACTGTTCCACTTGGTATTTCTGGATTGTTTGGAACTGCTGTTGTTGCAGGGAAAGATGTAAATATACGTGAACTTGCTCCAGCTTTTTGAACCTGAGACACATAAGTACCATCTGGTATATTGCTAGTTGCATCTTTAATTAATTGACCCACAATTGCCTTACCAGCATCAGCTTCAGAACATTGGAAAGAATACACAAACACACGACGTGAGTTTAATGTAATTTCACTGAATGTACTGTTCGCTGTTGATGTTGCAGTTTGAGTTAATCCGAGTGCAAATACGAAAGGTTTTGACTGTGCTGTAAATAAGTAAGCATCGTCATCATCAAACGTACCATCCATAATAATAGATGTACCAAAGTGGAATAATGTAGGAGCTGAAGTCGGAGCATCTCCGTTTTCAATTTCATATCTTGCAGGTAAGTTTCCTGAACGGAAATATGACTCATTTAATTTATTATTGTGTATAAATTCATGGTGGTAATGAATATGACCTTTGGCGTCTTTTGTACCAAATCTTATTTTACCAGCACCATACCAAGAATAGTCAGCATAACACATTTGAATTTTATGTATATCAAATATATATCCATTTGGACCAGTTCCATCACAAGGATCGATATTCCAGTCCGATTGTTTTACTCTAACATCTTCACGAATTGTACATTTAATTCCTGTAGCTGTAATTCCACGATAAGGAGGTTGAACTACCATACGAGAATCTGAATCAACTGAAATAACACGATACATTTGTCCTCGTATTTGAACGTAATCACCAACAATTAATTGAGATTGGAATGAAGTATTATCTCCTGTAATTACTTGAGAGTTTTTAGTCGCATTAACTTGTCCTGATAATTGAAGTGTACAAGATCTTCTCACAACATATAGATATTGACCATCATATTCGAAGAAGAAACCATTTGAATCATCAAACATACCTGCACGAATAGCTGATTGAGACCAAGAATCTCTTCCATACTCTGGGAATCCTGCAGCACTTTGTTGTTGTGGCACAGCACCAACAAGATATGTAAATGTGTTTATATCTATTACTGAATTTACTGGGAATGTTCCATTGTATACGTTATTTCCAGTTGTCACAACAGCTTTATCTATAATAACCACATTACCAACACTCAAATTGTGTGGTTCTTGACATGTTGCTCTTACAGCATCTGGATAAGCACCACCAAGATTTACATATTCAAGTTTTTGTAAAGTTTTCAAAGGTGAGAAGTTAATCGCAAATGAGTTTTGTATACCTTTACCAGATTGATATCTAAAGTATTTACGAGATTGACGAATAATCTTGCTATTTGGTGAAGTTCCTGCTGTTATATCAACACCTCCGTCAAATGATTTATGTAATGAGAAACCATCTGGACGTAAATTTACAGAACTAATTGTAGAATAGTTTGCAGTTGTAAATGTAGATGGGAATCCTGGAAGTGCTGGATCTATCGACATTTCTGTATCAGAAATAACACGATCAACAGAGAATTCATAAAGTCTAGCTGCAATATAAATGAATATTGAATCAAATCGTTTAAATTTACTTAAGAAACGAGTACCTGAGCCAGTAATAGTTCTTCCATTTTGAGTTCCACTTACTGATCCTGACTGTTTAGTTGTTTTTAAAACGTTTGTTGTTTGAATTGATTGAGTTTGTGTTGCACCTGTTGGTGTTAATTGCAATAATTGTCCACCAATCGCTGAAACATAAGAGTTAGCTAAAGAAATCGCATATTCAGATACAGGGATTACGTAAAGATAATTATTATCTACACCCGCAACTCCAATTATATCAGTATTTCCTGCTCCTGGAACATAAGCAACTAATTCTCCTGGATAAAAGTTTGTAGGATTATAAGGATTTGCTGTTCCTAAAACAATTGTATCATTTGTTGAATTAACTGCACCACTATTCGCATCCGAACGAGAATCAAAACTATATGTTCTTGCTGGAATTTTAAATGGAACATTTACTGTAAATGTTTCAGAATTTGGTACAGAAGCAATTGCATATATACCATCATAAGCACCATCTTGAGATAAAACGTTAAATGTTTGAACTCCTGACCCTGATGAAGTAAGAAGTATTGTTCCTGTTGTAGCTGATACAATAAGTCTAAGTTCCCACCAGTTTGTCATTCCTGGAACAGCAGCATTTACATCTGATGTTGGAGAAACAGTCACAGTCACACCTTTTGGAGAACCAACTAAGAATGATGAAATATCTTTTGGAACCCATGTTGGTTCATTTTGGAAAATACTTGAATCTTGTCCATTTACAGCACCAATGTTATAAATGATATTATCAGCAAATCTTGTTCTTAAGAAACGACTTGTTCTTGATAATTTTCCTCTATGTTGAATCATCGTCACAGTACATTGTGTTGGTGCTGATCCTAATGGAGTTTCAATGTTTACAGTAAATACTTGGTTTTGAGCTATTGACGTGCTTCCAAAAGAGTTGGTTGTAGCAGTACCAGCACCTGAAGAACCAGCAGCTTTAATTAATAAACGAGAATCGTTTACGAATTGAAGAGAGTAGCTTGTTCCACTCGATAATCCACCGATTGGTGTTCCTGCAGTTGTATAAGTTGCAGTTGTTGCTCCTGATATTTTGTGGTTTTGAATAAAAATTGTATTGTAAAGAACATTTGTTTTATTATTTGTCACAGTGAAAGCTGCTGGGAAAGAAGCTATATCATTTGTGAATGGTGTTGTTCTAGATGTAAATCTTAAATAATTTGAGTTTACAACGTTTGCTGTCACTGAAAATTCTGAAACAGTATAAGGAACAACTGTTGCTGAAGAGTTTACGTATGCAAATCTATTTGTTGTAGAATATCCAGCACCAGTAATTGCAAGTGTACAAACTTCATTATTTGTAATTCCATGAGATGGAACATAAAATGTATTTTTTAAAGCAGTTAAATCATCAACAAAACTATAAAATATTTCAGATGAAGTGCCATATGATGCATCACCAGTTTCTGGATAATTAATCACAAAACTTCCGAGTGTAGTTGTATCACTTACTTGAAAATTATATGGAGGATTTGAAGTTCCATATCTTCCATTATTTCTTGTATTTGCTTGGAATGTAAAACCATCACTTGAACCATTTGTAGAAGATCCATTTGGCACTCGACCTTGGAAACCAATAATTCTATTTCCTGGACGTCCACCTTTTCCGAATGTTGCTCCAGCAAAATCTGATCCTGAATGTGCTGTGTTTAAAGCAGTTGGTACGTGATCTATTCTTATGTAATAAATGTGACGATAGTTTGAAGTAGGATTACCAAATTTATCTCTGTTAATCGCACCAAATTGAAATTGAATATCTATATTATAATCAGCTCCAGAAAGATAAAAACATCTTGTCACATCTGTATTCGGAAATTCATTTCCAGGAGATGCACCTTTAGCACCAAGAGAGTAGGAAATATTTCCAGTACCAAGATTTAGATAATTTCTTGCTATATAAGTAATATTAATTGGGCTTCCTGCAGTATTTGCTCCTTCAAAATATAATTGATAAATTATTCCTTTAGTTGGAACACGAGATGCTCCCATTATACTTTGTACGTTCCATGTGAATGAGTTTGTGTTAGTGTTATTAACATAACCTCTGTCATTAGATCCTGTAGCACCTGTCGTCACGTTTCTTGAGAAGAAAGCAGTGTATCTTATATTACCACTTTTTGCTTCAACTTTATAAACTAATGATAATCTAGGATAACCTCTTGTTGTAGATATTGCTGTAAGATTTACAAAAGATGCAAGTGTACCATAATCAGTTGCTAATTTAATTGTGTTAGCATCTACGATAGAAGCATAGTAAACTGTTCCATCTGTCATTCCACCATTAGTTGTAGCAGTTGTATCATCGCCACGAACTGGATCATTGAAAAGTAGTGCTGCATTCGCAGTTAATCCGTGAGTGTTCCAAGTAATTTCATCTGTGGCTGCATTAATATCTGAAGTTTGTAAATATTTTGTGTAGGTTGGCTGCCAATCCCAAGTGACAACTGGACGATCGTATTGAAAATCTGCTGAACCAGTAGATGAAGTTCCATCTACAGAATTTACAACAGTAATAGTTGGTGATGAATCTATAAAAGGACGACCATCTGGTGCAGTTCCTGTTGGATCCGTAATTGTTAATTCTTTAGGACCAATTGTTTGTCTTAAATATACTTTTGTTCCAACTTTAAGACCATGTGGTTCTAGTGTTCTTATTGTTAAAGCTGAAGGAGATGCACCATTTGTTTGAATTGGAGCAACTGGATCACCAGCATCATTTACTGCATTTAAATCTAAAATTAAATTTGATCCTTCGAAAAATTTTCCTGGAACAACAGAAGAATATGATCCAGCAACGTTTTCTGTCACGATCGCAGTTTGGTCTATTTCATAGAAAAATTCTAATGAATTTACAACACCAGTGACTAAGAATGCTCCTTCGCAAGTAATGTTGTTAACACCACTAATCGAAATTGCATTTCCAACTACTTGATTGTGTGGAAGTGTAAAAACACATCTTACTTGTCTTGAACCTGCTGTTGTGTTAATTGAAACTAATCCTTCAAGAGTTAAATCTCCTGAAGATGAATAGATTGTAGGAATATTTAAAACTGTTTGGAGTGTTTCCCATTTTGTAGACTGTGTACCATACTCAAAGTCAGTGTCGATTAAGTTTTCTGGATTTGAAACACGAAGTTTGTTTACTGGATCGATCATGGCTTCTTCGAATCCAATACGAGAAAATTCTTCTTCTATAAAAATTTGTAATTTAGAATCAGCTGTCACAGTACCAGCTGCAGCTGTGTTAAAAGCTACAGCAAGAACTAATCTAGTTTTATCTAATGCTGGTATGTATGAGCATGAAGTTGCACCTAAAGTACTATCAGCAAAATTGTAAATAATTTTACCTGCTGCTACTGTGACGTTTGTGATTAATAAAATTCTTTCGATTGGTATATTACCATCGAGTAATACTGCATTTTGAGCTACATCAATATCGTATGCTAAGAAGAGTTTTTTTGCCATTGCGTGTTTCCTTTAGGATTTAATTATCAGTTATTACATATCGTGGGTTTAAAGTATCACTCTTATTGTATATACCAATAGGTGCCGTGATTAAGTACATACCTTTTCCAGTAAAGGTTATATCCTTATCATAGATGTCCAAACCAACAGGACGATATTTTTCAATTGTTCTACCATCTATATTTATATTATCATCTAATGAGATAAACCTATAAAAAGATGTATTTTTGTTTATTTTAAAAATTTCTGGTGTATTATTCAATATATTTGAATAACCATCCCATATTATTTTATCGATTGGATCTGAAACACAATAAAATGTACTTTTTTCAGATACAGTCTTTAATCTTACGTGAGATTTACTCGCTGTTTTGAGTATTTCTTCATTTGAAGGGAGTGGATTACCGAAATAATCTTTTCGATCACCATATCCTTTCATAATATTAGAATAATGGAATCTAAAATTTGGTCCCATTACTCCTAAATCTTGTTTTGTATCCCAATCTCGAATTGAAACTAATCCCTCTTTTAATACAGTAAGAGTACATAGTTCTACATTTGGAATACCAATCCATCCTTCTTTATCTTTAAAGCCTGTTGCTTTTTGAAGGACTAAATTATCTTTGCGATTACTAAAAACTATTTCCCAATCCCACTCATCACTAGATTTAAATCTCATAATATAAAAATAATTGGTTATCCACCAAGAGCGATTGACATTGCCATTGAAATTTCACTCGGATCAACAGTTTGCCATTTTGCTCCATTATAAAGTTCGTATTTGCCCACAGTGGTATTAAATCTCATATCTCCAGTAGTTGGAGTGTTCGAACGATTATCGCTTGTGTCTGCTACTAAGCCTGTTCCTTTACCTCTAAATTTAAGGTCGTCTTGAATCGAGTTCGAAAGAATTTTGCTAATAGGCATTTACTTCCCTTATTTAGTATTTTTATGCGTTTGCAATATACGTTAAATTAATTAATAACGTACTTGTTCCTGTTAAATTTGATACTGTTGCATCTGTCGAGCCATCAGTAGTAATTTGTAATGTTAATGTATTCGGTATTGTATTAACATATGGATTTGTCATACTAGTTGTATTCGTAGTTAAAATAGGTGAATATTCATTTATTACATTACCACTGTTATTTATAGTAAATGGTAGGCTCCCAATCTTAAGAGATCCAGAATTCCCTACTCCTAACGAAGATACAACCATACGAATACTTACATGGACTAATCTTCCAATTTTAATAAATTTTCCTGCTGTTATTGAAAGTGCTATTGGTGTTGCACCAATTGTTGCTGGAACAAGTGTAGGTGAAAAATCACCCTCTCTATATTCATCAAGTGTATTTGCGTCTACACTTGGATTCGCTGATCCAGGAAATACTATATTTCCATTTGTATTAATTACACCATTAAAAGTGACTGCACCAGTATATGATTGAAGACTACCTGATGATGGATTATGTGGTGTATATCCAATATTTGCAATCGCTGTACCTGCAGCAAGTTTTGAACTTGTAATTGTTGAATTGGCTATTTTATTTCCAGTTATTGTTAAATCTTGAAGTGCAGCTGCAGTTATAGAACCATCTGTGAAAGAATTTCTTGAAACTGTACTAAATCCTAAATGAAGTACATTTACATTCACTCCAGCATTTAATGGAGATTGAGTCACTAATTCGTTTCCGTTTTGTAAGGTATATCCTGTTGTATCCGTTTGCACTACTCCATTCAGAGTCACTAAAATACTTTGAACACTTACAGGTGTTTTTGATAATGCAAATGTTTGTTGACCTTGTGTAGCTGTAAATTTATCAACTGTGAAAGTTTTTAAATTGTCTGATAAAGCTAAATCTGTGACACTTCCAGCTGTAGGATTTATTTGATAATTACTTCCACCCATGTGGTTAATTAAAATTTTTTGTCCTGATTTTGGATATCCTGTAAATTGTAATGCTTTAAATTTTAAAGTTGAAGATGCAGTTATAGAAAATGTTCCAGCTATAACGTTTTCATATGTGATTGTATCATTTAAATAATTTACTGATTTTGGTTCTTTATAAGAAATAGTTTGTCCACCATTTCCTACTGTGACAAAATTTGCAGTAGAAGTTTGAATTACATCTATAAAACTTGATGTAGCAGCTGCAACTATTCCAGTTGCATTTGAACCAGCTTGTGTTATTTGATCTCCAATTTTAGGTGCTTCTATTTCAGTAGAATGTGAAAACACTGTAAAATATTTATCGTCTGATATTATTGCTGCAGTATTTGCTCTCGCAGCTAATCCACTCGGAGTTAAAGCCAAATAATCATTCGCAGTGACGTCATAAATTATTACATACTCAGTTATGCCATTATTTAAAAATGTACCAGATACAGTTATACCAACAAAAGGATTTGGTTGAGATAGTGAATCTGTTTTATTTAAAGTGATAGAAGCGATTAAATTATTATTTGAAATTAAACGTTGTTCTAATCTAAGTGTGTTTCCAGATCTTCCTGCGAATGGAGCAGATCCAGTTAATAATGCATTAACTGACTGATATACGTTTCCAGATAATGCATAATCCACAACCCCTGTGAATGCACTTCCAGTTGGTTTTGCGATTGTGACGTTCTTAACACTATTTGTACTAGCATTTGAAAGAGTTAATCTTTGAATATCTTTAATAACATAAGCACTAATTGGTTCTTGAGGAACGTTATCAACAAAAGCAAGAACATTACTTTCAAATCCTCCAGGAACTTCCTGTGAAAGAACGTATTCTCTCTGTGTACCATTCCCAACGAATTCATCTCTTGGACGAATTTGAGTTGTAAGTGGTGATACTGCTGATGAACCAATATAAGCCATTTTTATTTTTTCTTAGTTTATTATACGTCTTCTAGAACACTTGCCACAACATCAACTGATGTAGCTGTGTTTGAAACTACTTTTAGAATTTCGTTTGCTTTTAATACTATCTTTTGTCCTGATATAAGCTGCAAAGTTCCACCTGCTGGAACTGGTGCATTTTTAACAAGATAAAAATCTGATCCTGATGAAGTTATGTAAGCATCAACTTGAATAGCTGCATTTATTTTATTGCATACATCTAGTTCAATTACGATACTTTTTTTACTCGCAGGTGTTGTGTATATAGTAGCAGGCGAAGTTCCTACGTCTCTTGCTAGACCATTTGTAAATACATTTGCCATTCTATTATCCTAGTGCGATTGTTATAGCCAAAGAAAATCCACGTGCTTCATTTATACCAGAAACTAAATCTGGTTGTGCATTATCAAGTAATGCTAAGTCACCAATGTAATCTTCTTGGTTATTAGTTTTTGTAATTACTTCATTCGTCGAAACACGCCATTGATCGAACGTATTTGCCTGAGATACAGTAGCTACAACTGCTTGTTTTGCCATTGTTTATTTTCCTTGTACTATTTGTTTTAAAATATTCTTAATTTCTGATATATCATTCTTAAGACTATTTATTTCATTCTCTATTATTCTTGAACGAAGACTTGCATTCTCTTGTATTCTCTTGTATTCTTCGTATTCAGAATTAGATGTGTTAATTACTGCTTGTGTATAAGTATCCCTTTTTAAACTAGGATGATCTTTCACTTTAACGAATTTCATATATTAAC